TTTTCAGAAATGGGGCATCAAGGTGTTTGCCACTTCTTTAGGTACGATACAGACCAATTTGGATTGTGTACAGAAAAAACCTATAAAGAACTCATAGAAATGTACAGTATTGACAAGTTAAAAGACTTTCAACCTTACTCAGAGCTGGTTGAAATCGACAGCACATTCAAGCGCACATTCAATCTGCATGAAGGTAAAAAATTCAAATCAAACGTTTTGAGCTATAAAAAGGACTATTCAGGTTTTCACCCAACACAAAAACCAGTGGCGCTACTTGAGGATTTGATAAAAACATACACTAATGAAAGTCAAACAATTTTAGATTTTACAATGGGAAGCGGCAGCACAGGCGTAGCGGCAAAAAAACTAGACCGTAAATTTATAGGTATTGAAATGGACGATAACTATTTTGAGACAGCAAAAATCCGCATAAATGGCGAGTAGTTTAACTTTATACTAAAATGTTATAAGATATAACCAATTGGCAGTTTGCCGTAATTAACCGAGGTTCGGATGAATTTACAATATGAAACATTGGATGATGTTCCAGAGGATTTAAGAGAGTCGTTCGTTGAGTTTAAGGAAGGTGATAAAACACTTTTCTTGCATAAAGACTTGGCAGATACTAAGCGCGAGTTTTACCGCACTAAAGGCGATTTGACACAGGCGCAACGTAAGCAGCAAGAAGCGTTAGAGCGCTTACAGGCTTTAGAAGATGCTGAGCGTTTACGCAATGAAGAGGTTGAGCGCATTAAACTTGAAAAGCTTGAGTCTAGCGGGCAGCACAAAGAGATTATCGAGCATCAAAAAGCTAAATATGAGCAAGAAAAAGCAGATTTAGCGGCAAAGCTCGAAGCTCTTGAGAATGGCATTAAGCTAGAAAAAAAATCAGCTCTAGTGTCAAAGCTTGCGTCAGCTGGAACAAATGAAGCTCGACCAACGTTAGAGCGGTTAATTGCTGCGGACTTGGACTTTAGTGAGGAAGGTGACTTTATCGTACTTGAAAACGGCAAGGCATCTAGCACTACAATCGAAGAGTACAGCGCAAGATTAAAAGATTTATACCCGTTTTTGGTAGGTGAGTCTCACGGCAAAGGCGGTCAAAGTAAGGGTGCTGGGTCAGGTTCTGTCAGCATGAAAAAACCAAGCGAGATGAATTCAGTGGAGCGATTGGAATTTAAACAACGCGACCCGCTCGGGTTCAAACAAGCATTTAACTTATAAAACAGGAAATTAAACGATGGCAACTACACGCTTATCAGACGTACAATTTGACCCAGATGTATACGCTTCATATGTTCGCGAGTCTCACCCAGACCGTAACGCATTTGTAGCTTCTGGTGTTGCAGTAACTAACGCGCAATTACAAGCCCGCGCAGCAGGTGAAGGTGATATTACAACTATTCCATACTGGAAGGATTTAGCATACGATTCAGAGAATATCAGCTCTGATGACCCAAGCGTCAAAGCTACACCAAACAAAATCACTACTGGCTTAATGCGTGCGCGTAATGCTCACATCAATAACGCATGGCAAACAGCAAATTTAGTTAGTGAAGTTATGGGTTCAGAAGATCCAATGACCGAGATTCGCTCTAAGACTTCTCGCTATTGGGAAAATCGCTTTGAAGCTCGTATTCAAGCAATCACCACTGGCTTATTCTTAGAGAATGAAGCTGGTTCAGGCGATATGATTCACGATGTATCAACACAAGACGGCGACAACGCTGTTGCTGGCAATAAGTTTTCATTCGAGGCTTTCGTAGATGCACGTGCAACTATGGGCGAGTCTGCCGATATGCTTAGCCTGTTAGCTGTTCACCCGGTTGTTTACACTGGAATGATTAAGCAGCAACAAATTGAGTTTATTCAAGACTCAGTGACAGGCATTCAAATCCCAACTTACAATGGTTATCGTGTAGTTGAAGACAAGAAAATGCCTGTAATTGCTGGCACGACTAGTGGTTTCCGTTATGTTTCTGTGCTTTATAAGGCTGGCGTGTTTGGCTACGGTGATGCACCTGCTAAATACCCTGTTGCAGTTGAGTTTGATGAATTAGCGGCAAATGGCGCTGGCATAGAAACATTAATCGAGCGCAAGCAATGGTTAATTCACCCAGAAGGATACCAGTGGACTGAAACAACCGTTACTGGTTTATCTCCATCTGTTGCAGAGTGCGCATTACCAGCCAACTGGACTCGTGTATTTGAGCGTGAAAACGTTGGTATTGCTTTCCTTGTAACAAACGGCTAGGTGACTTATGAGTGATAAAGCGAATAAAGATGGATTGGTAGGCGGTTCATTGGTATCAACATCAGACCATGCTAGAATCCTTCGAGAAAAAAACAAACGGCAGCGAGAAGCGGAAGTTAAAAGCAAAGCTAAAGCGGCTAAGTAAGTAATTGATTATAAAGCCCCTTAAATGGGGCTTTTTATTGGAGTTAAAATGGCTCAATTAAGATTTAACACAGCAAAAGAGATATCATTCACCGACCTAACTGAATATGTAAATATTATCCCAGAAGCAGGCGTGACGTTTGACATAAGCTATTGGTCAGGCACTGAATGGATTGCAGACGACAAAAGCCCGATGAGTTCACCGCAACGAATAGCTGTGCAATCAACGCGCACTCAGATTGTGCCAACTGGTGGGTTTGTGGGCGTATTTGGCAAAGGCGATTTTTAGGAGATTTAAATGGCTATAAGTAAAATAGTTGCTGGCGCGAAAGGCAGTCCGTTAAATAGCACTGGCGCTGATGTTGCCAATGCTGTCAATGGACTTGTCGATGCTACCAAGTCTTACAATGGCATTAAAGCGCTAGAGTCTATCGAAGGCGTGACTCTTAATGTCACAGGCTTTTACGCTGGCTCGACGGTTGGTGGCGGTCAGTTTATTTATGATGCTGCAAAAGACAAAGCTGAGCATAATGGTGGCACTGTCATAGCTCCAGAGGCCATTGCTGCTTGGGATGGTACGAGTGGCGATATTGCAACGCTCTTAAATTGGGTTGGGGCTGGTGCTGGGTGCTTTGTTCGATGTATTACTGGAAACGATTATGTGGTTGAATGGTTTGGCGCTGGTAATGACTCTGGTGATGACTCTATCACAATACGAGCGTGTTATGATGCAGCAAAAAAAGGCACTACAGTTGACTCTGCAATAGAAGTTAACACTATTAGGGGTTATAGCGATGAATACACGATTAACACGCCGCTGATACTTGGTGATACAGACGCCGTTGCCATTGTAGATGTGGAGATTATGGGTTCGTTTAGAGCACCCACTTCGCTTCCTTTCACTGTTAAATTGCGTGGTTTTAAAAATCCTCAAATAAAGTTAGGAAGAATTATGCCTAACGGTGCAAGTGTTAATGCTGGCGTGATAGTTGAAAACACGTTTGGTGGTGACATTTTTATAAATCAAATCGGTGGCTATAAGTCACCGCTGATATATCATGGTGACGATTCGTATGGATTTCGCGGTAACGCATATGTTCATTTTAAGTGCGGTCAGGCTGGCATTAAAGATTCAACAGTTAATGTTGTTGAAATGACAACGGTAGGTATTGGCTATAACAACTCAATAAAGACTGAGATAACATCAGCAAGAGGTGATGTATTCTCGAAGCACACCAAAGGACAGGGGCAGATAGATCCATATAATAATAATATCTATACTAATTGTGGGTTGGAAGATATAAAGCTCACAGGATTTGATTGGGAGTTCAGCAGCTTTAATCACGTAGATCACCCGAGGCTGGAAGGGCTTAGCAGTAACGGTGGAACGAAATTCACACAGGGGATTGTAAGTGAGGATTCTGACTGCTTCGGTAACACATATGACTTCTTTTACGCTCCAATATCGCAGATAGGTCTTTTGAATGGCGAATCAATGGTAAACGGCAGATTGCTTGACAGCAGTGGAGCTGTACGTGCTAAACAGATGTCACAAACAAGCTCGGGCAGGATTTACATAAGCGATAAAGTTGAGGATTTGGCTATACCTAACATGTCAATATTTACCGAGGGATCATCAGTTGTAACATCAACTGGTAATGCACTATCTAAATATCGCGGATTCTTTAAAGATAATAGCGGTACAATTCACCCGTATGGGCTTGGTACGCCATACAAAACCAAGTTAATCTCAAGTTATACGGCAGGTGATACCATTAGCTGTGATTATGCCTCGACTATAGACGTGACCACAAACAATGGAGCTTTAAACTTAAGATCTCACGAGGATAGGGAGATGGAAGGTTTTGAGCTGATAGTCTGGCTAAGAGCACCAAACATACCGCTAACATTTGCATCAAGCGATGGGTCATTACCTGTAGCGGCAACGGTTTTCGTAGATGCTGGGGTTTATATGATTAAACGCATAGATTTTAGGTGGCGCGCCGTGAAAATAGGTGGCGCGTTTGTCACCAGTTAGGTTAGCGGCGATATTGCTATCGATTTTTGCGAGTGGTTGCGCAACAACCGATAACCCAGAAATCGGTCGCAAAACTTTTTATGTTGTTATCGAGGAAGATCCAAATATGACAACGCTAGGTCGGCAATGGTATGTATCAGATGTTTGTTTTATCAAGCTCAAGAAATACCCGATTTGCTTGCAGCATGAAATACGGCACTGCATCGAGGGTAACTGGCACGAAGGCAGAGAAACAGACGAAGATTGTTAAATAAAAAGCAAGGACGCTTTTAAGGACTAAAAATGAAACAAGTAAACACAGGCGTTAAAATAGCTGCCACTACAGAAATCCCAACGGCTTATAACTTGGCTCGATATGGTGAATTAACATTTACCGACATCGGTGAGGTTTTATCAATCGGTGAATTCGGAGGCGCAGCAGATGAAGTACAATCTCAACCGCTAGCAACAGGCGTGACGCAATTCTTTAGCGGCTTTCGTCAGTATGGCAATCCAGTTTTCGGCATGGAGCGCGATTCATCCGATGGTGGTCAAGACATTCTTAAGTCATCATTCAGCACTAAAGCGGCAATCTCTTTACGAGTTACACTGCCTGATGGCGAGCTAATCTACCTTGATGGTCGCGTGTTTTCAGTAAGCGCGTCAATAGGCTCCGCTAACTCGATGATTGGTTTTAGTGTATCATTTAGAGTAAACAAAGTGCCTGTTTATTCGAGTGAGGACTTTGACTTGAGCGTGCTTTTTGCAGATTTAGAAATTTACGATGATATCGAATTAGTAGCATAGGAGCTTAAAATGAGCTTAGTATACAGCGGCGGTGGTGGCGGTAGCGGTGGAGTTATCGCAGACGATCTTTATTTTGCAACAACAGTGGAGCGTGATGCGTTTTTTGTCACAAATCCAAACAGACTAGAAAGCGGGCTTGTTTGCGCTATCAATATAGATTATTAAGGGTTTGATATGACTT